ATGAGTTTGCTACAGGCACTGGCGTAATCCAGCGCAATTTTGAATGGTTCTTAACTTATAAGCACCTTAAAGAAGATTTTGTTTCAGGCATGGAGGTTGCGCTCTAATGCCTAGAAACATCATCAGCACCCACACTTTCACGGGCATTGGCGGCAGACAAATTACTTACACCAAACTTAAACCGAACAAACCACAGCGCCGCCATCTCATGCTATCCCAAACTAAGGGCATCCGAACCAATACCAACAGAGGCAGCATAAACACTAAGCATGCCACCCTAATTTGAGATAAGCACCCCCTACCCCTGGCACCTATTTGCCAGGGTTTTTTATGTTTTGATTTTTTTATAGCGTAGCGGATGGGGGTTTATAAAAACGCTTAAGTCCCTAACCTACAACGAACCAAAATCGAGAGCTAAATACTAATGGATTCAAAAATTTTTTGGAGGCTGAAATGAGCCCATACATCCACAAGAATGGTAAGTCTAAAATAGACAAGAGATGTAAACAGTATATCTCTCAAAAGAAGGCTGCTGGCATACGAAAACGCACTAAGAAAAAAAAGTGATATAAAAAATTTTGCCATATGAAAATTGACTACATAGATCCAAATAATTATGGAATCGTTCATACTGTACTTGATGAGAAGCAACAGGAATTATGTTGGAGTCTTATAAAGGGTAACTCTCCAAGTTCAGCTCGATGGAATGGCAATAAGTTACTGGGCGTAGATACACAATATAAACAATGGTTAATTACTGAAGGCTATCAGTTATTTGAACATCAGATATTGATGCCTCTTGTTAATGCATACATGAGTAGGTATGGTTTACCTGGCAAGATAGAAACTACACATCGTCATATGTTAAAGTTCAATCGTTTCTGGTGTAGAGCAAGTACAAGGCATGACTATCATGCATTACATGATCATAGATCGATTATGACTTTTATCTGTTGGTTACATAATCCAATTGATAGTGAGAAAGAAAGAATGGATCAATATGGTTTTAGGCCTGAGGCTGGTGAAGTCATACTTACATATAGTGATACCTGTGGAAAACTTCGTAAGCATCATTTTCCATTATCTCCTGAGAAGAATGGTACTATGATAGTATTCCCTAGTGATATAAACCATATGGCACAACCAATACACTCTACTGATGAATACCGTATTTGTTTAGCTGGAGATCTGGCATATGATAGTTACAATATTACTGGACAAGAAGGGTTGCTTGTAACCTGATTGTATGTTATACTGTAGGAGTAAACTTAATAAAACAAACAATGATTGAAGGATTTGTATTAACATTCGCACTGATGTCCTTTTGTATAGGTTCATCATTTGCCATCGTAAACTTTGCATCCAAAGGTAAGTGGTTCTAATGGCAGTTTATAACGACTATGAGATTCGTATAAACATTAATCAGTTGATTGAGAAGAGGATCCCTTGTTGTGATCTTCTTCATCCTGATCATTGTTTAACAGAGAAGCAAGTGGCTGAGATTGCACATGATGTTCGTATGGATATAGACCTACATCCAATCTACAAACAAGTGGATAGACATATCATAGCATACGTTGAAGCAGCTGGAATTGATAATAAAGATCATTGGGTGGAAGAGAAACTTCTTGACCTTCCTGATGAAGAAGGTATATCATTTGATTAAGAAACTGTAAAGAACTTATTATGGCAATATATAAGAATAGCAAGATAGAGATTGACTTGAATGAGTTAGTCGAATGTAGATTAGGCGTCTTGAATCAGAACCTTACTGAGTATGAGGTTGAACAGATAGCGTCTGCATTACAGTACACTCTCACTTGGGATACTCTCTATCACATGGTTGACACTGCAATACTCGATTTTGTTGGTATGAACCCTGTTGAGTATGGAAGCACAATGAATGAATCATGGTTGTTAGAGATTGAACGCAATAAGAAGAAGTTCAAAATGGTAGACTTAAAAGGAGGTTCATGGACAATTCAAGTACCACAACGGATAAAGGAGTAAAATCCTATCACATTTATTTTGAGGATAAGTGTTTGTTTAAGAACTTAGATCAAGAAGAGTTCAATGTCATATGGGGCAGGATCTACAGGTCTTATCATACAGATAGCTTGTCTTTCTCTGTCTGTATTGGCGATGAGTGTATAAAGGAGGATCAGAGTTATTAATGAGATCTAAAGCATTTGTCAATCATGACTTAGATGTTTTACATGAATACATGCATGATTGGATTGATTACTTACAGGAACGCGATAAACTAAATGGTGGTGATAATACAGGCCCTCGTTGCCCCTTTGCGAAGAAAGTAAGAGATGATAACAGATTAAAGTTAGTCAAGGTTTATGACTATTTCAGCGCGTACGACTACTGGGAGGTAGTTACAAGAGAGTGTGAGAACTTCGATGAAAGTCACGATGTAGTCATAGTGGCAGCAAAGTCAAATGCAAATATTATAAATCCAGATCAAATGTCTGGCGCCGTTGACGGACTCAACACGTTTTTGAATTGTCAGGGTAGAGATTTATGGTTGTTACTTAAGATGGATCAGTTGTTTACAATCATAATGATTCAGAAAATCAGCGCGTTGGACGATACGAGTAAACAACTGGCTGAAAAGGGATATTACACAACTAGATACTCTGATGCACAAATGGAGAAGGTCGTAAATGGCCGTCGTAAGTACCGTGAGAAGTTAAATGAAAAAACCTAAAGCCGTAGACCTACCTAATTACGGTGTACTCGAATGTGAATTAGAAGAAAAAGATATTAGTAACTTGTGGAAGCTTGTACATAAGTATGCCCCAAATGCCAAGTGGGAAGGTAATCGTTTACTAGAGATTGATCAAGAGAATAAACAATTCGCGTTGTGTGATGATGACGAACTCTTTCAAAACAACGTTTTGATGCCTGCAGCCCAAACTTATTTTGAAACATATGGAATTCCTTATAAACATAAAACCACACATCATCACATACCTACATTCAATCGTTTCTGGTGCCGTGTATCTAAAGATGGAGATTATCAAAGCATACATGATCATCAAGGAATATTCACCTTTGTAGTATGGCTCAAGATTCCATTTGAAGGTGAAGAAGAAAGACAGGTTCAAGCTGGATTCAGACCAGAGGCAAGCGACTTTGTACTTTGTTATCCTGACACATGTGGACAATACCAAAAGAGAAGTTGGGTATTAGGAAAACGTGCAGAAGGCAAAATGTTGTTCTTTCCTAGTGACCTAAATCATATTGTATACCCTCACTACACAACAACGGAGTACCGTGTTGCACTTGCTGGTGATGTGGCAATGAATAGTATGGCACCAACAGAAGCCATAAATCCTGATAGAAAAAGTGCCTTGCCTACAAGAAATGATTTCTATTACAACAAACGTTTAAAAACTAAAATGTATAGATAAGTTTATAATGAACATTTCTGAAGAAACAATGAATATAGAGCTCGACGTAAAGGAGCTGGAGTACATCTACGAATCTATCTCTTTTAGATTAGAGCATGATAACCATCTTATGTACCATCCTGATATCCGTAAGGACTTAGAGGACATGATGGCTACTTGGGAAGATGAATACCTATAACGTCTATATTGGCGATAACCTTATTATGGAAGATATTCCATCGGGAGATATAAAACATAAACTGGCATATCTAACAGAGTATTTTAAAAACTATCCAAATGATGAACTTCGTAAAGAAGAAATAAAGGTGATTAAAAATGAGAACCAAGAAAATTGAATTGCCAAATTACGGAGTTCTAGATGTAACTCTGGATAAAGAACATTTAGATCATCTACATCATCTTGTAGAGAAGTATGAAACAGATAATGCTAAGTCACAATGGATGTTAATAGATGACGATAACCGTTTTCAAAAAGAAGTTCTGGGAAAAGTAGTAAAACAATATATTGAAGACTTTGGAATACCTCATAGATTAAGAACTACTCATTTACATGATTTAACCTTTCAGAAGTTCTGGGCAAATTATACTGGTAAGGGAGAATATCAGGCATTACATCAGCATGACGCTATATTCTCTTTTGTTGTATGGCTTAAGATTCCTTCCTGTGCAAAAGAAGAACAAGAATCAAAAGATGGTATGCACCCAGATGCAGGGGATTTTGTTCTTACCTACAATGATATCACTGGAAATATGAGAAAAGTAAATTGGAAATTGGAACAACAATATAATGAAGGTCATATGTTAATCTTTCCCAGTGATCTATTTCATGCGGTTTACCCCCACTTCTTAACTGATGAGAAAAGATTATCGGTAGCTGGTGACATCGCAATCAACAGCATGGCTTTGAAAGGAATCAACGATCAGGGAATGTTGTTAGGCCCCTGTAATAGTCAGGAGTTTCTCAAAAAGAGCTCATAAAAAAATGCTATATAATATAACACTATGGACAAATTGGTTTGACCGTGGTATACTTAAGAATGTAATTACAACATGTTATGGCAAAAGGATTTACAGTAAAAGCTAAAGCCCCCAAAACTAAGAAAGTCGAAGATGACTTTAACTTAGAAGAGGCAAAGGCATTAGCCAAAGGTAAAGCAATAGTTTTCTGTCTGCCAGGTAGAGGAGTCTCTTATATTTTCCTAAAGAACTTCGTTCAACTATGCTTTGACCTCGTGCAGAATGGATCGAGTATCCAGATCTCACAAGATTATTCATCAATGGTTAACTTTGCAAGATGCAAGTGCCTTGGTGCTAACGTATTAAGAGGCCCAGATCAAGTTCCTTGGGACGGAAAACTAAAATATGACTGGCAGTTATGGATAGACTCTGATATTGTATTTGATACAGAGAAATTCTATCGTTTAGTATGGATGCAAAAGGATATTGCTGGTGGTTGGTACTGCACAGAGGACGGAAAAACAACATCTGTTGCACATTGGCTAGAAGAAGAGGACTTTGCAAAGAATGGTGGAGTGATGAATCACGAAACTATTGAATCAATCTCTCGTAGACGCAAGCCTTTTACTGTTGACTACACTGGATTTGGTTGGTTACTCATTAAAAAAGGTGTATTCGAGCATAAAGAGATGAAATATCCTTGGTTTGCTCCTAAAATGCAAGTCTTTGAGTCTGGAGATGTACAAGATATGTGTGGAGAAGACGTATCTTTCTGTTTAGACGCTAAAGAAGCGGGTATGGAAATCTGGATTGATCCAAAAATCCGTGTTGGTCACGAGAAAACGAGGATTATTTAAGATGCCAGAAGAAGAAATAAGGTATAGGGTTGTAGAATTAGGCACATCAGGGTGGTGTGTCAACGATCCTAAGAGAGATGTGGGTCTAGACAAAGATCAGGCAAGAGAAAGATTGAATTTTTACTTAAATGAAGGTATTTCTCCAGATAGATTAAGAGCTCAAATAGATAAATAAAAAGAAAAAGGTTAAAGATGGCAGATTCAGATCCTAAATTAGCTCCCCATAACGTAGAAAGTGCTGGTTTTAAAGGTGGCGAGGTAAAAGGACAGTATGATGTAAGCGCTCAAGCACGCAAAAAGGCTGCCGCAAACGCTAATACTGGTCAATCTCCACTCGCTGCTGGCTAAAAAATACCACAAAATAAACAAAGACCCCTCAAAAGGGTCTTTTTTTGTGTCTAAATAGAATTTGAATAGTATATTTGTCTATAATGAAGTTAAAAAATACTCCATTTGGCGGTTTTAAAGATGGTTTTATTGAAAAACCAGAAGAAGATGAGACAATTTTGCGTGAAGTTGTTGGTGATGATGCCAACGATAAGAAAAGAAAGCAGAATTTGAGTGAATAATGGCAAAAATTGACGTTGAAAATAGAAGATCACCAGCTTTCAAGGATATTAGTCTAACTTTTACTCGACATCCTGTGACGGATGACATTGCCACGTTCACAAATGAGAACGCAATTAAGAGAGCAGTGTCTAATTTAGTAAGAACTAGAGTCGGTGAGCGTTTTTTCGAGTCATTATTGGGTAGTGCTGTAGAAGATAGTCTATTTGAACAGGCTGATCCAGACAATGCTGAGGTTTTGGAGGACGATATAAGACTTCTACTTGAAAACTTTGAACCCAGAGTTGCTAATGTTGGCGTATCAGTAGTTTATCCGTTAGATACTAACGAATTATTGGTGCAAATTGCGTATGATATTGTTGGATTAACCGTTCCAAGACAAGATATAGAATTTGTTCTTCAATCAACTAGGATATAATGTCATTTAATCAGTTTACAAACCTAGATTTCCAGAGTCTTAGAGTACAAATCAAGGATTACCTTCGTGTAAATAGTGATTTTGCTGATTTTGACTTTGAAGGATCAAACTTTGCTACTCTAATTGACCTTTTAGCGTACAACTCATACATTACTGCCTATAATACTAACATGGCAGTCAATGAGTGTTTCCTTGACAGTGCGACTTTGCGTGAAAACGTAGTTTCTCTTGCTAGAAATATAGGTTATATACCAAGATCAGCTAGATCTGCACAGGCTGTGGTTAATTTTAGTGTAGACTTAAGTACGAATGACACAAAAATTGTAACTTTGAAGGCTGGACAGGTAGCATTAGGTGTTCAATCTAATAGTAATTACATTTTTTCGATTCCAGATGACTTTGTAGCGACAGTTGGCGTTAATAATATCGCAGTTTTTAGTAATTTAAAAATTTACGAGGGTGTTTACCTCGAAAAATCATTTCAAATTGACTATAATCAACCAAATCAAAGATTTATACTTCCAAATGCTAATATTGACGCTACTTCTATTCGAGTAACTGTCAGATCTAGCACAAATGAGATATATTCTCTTTACAATAACATTTTACAGGTTGATTCGACCTCTAAATTATTCCTAATTCAAGAAATCGAAGATGAAAAATATGAAATTTTGTTCGGAGATGGAATTATTGGTAAAAAACCGCCTGCTGGAGCAATTATAACCGTATCTTACATTGTAACTAACGGAAGATTGGGAAATGGATCTAGAAATTTCTCATTTGTTGGAATTTTAAGAGATGATACTGATACTACAATCACTTCTGGTATATCTGTGTTGACAACAACCCAGAAATCAGAGATGGGAGATGATATTGAAGATGTAAGTTCCATCAAATACTTAGCACCTCGTATATACTCCTCACAATACCGTGCCGTGACCGCAAATGACTATACAGGTATAATTCCATTCGTATATCCTAACGTCGATTCTGTGACTGCCTACGGTGGAGAGGAAT